CGGAGTGACTTCTCGGCCTGCACGACGTGGGGAGTCTTCTATCAGGCGGACAAAAACGGGGATGAGAAGCCCAACATCATCCTTTTGGACGCCTACAAGCAGCGTTTGGAGTTCCCAGAACTGAAAAAGAAGGCCTTCGACATGTGGAAGGAGTGGAATCCTGACACTCTGATCGTCGAAAAGAAGGCCGCCGGGTCTCCGCTGATCTATGAACTGCGCAAGATCGGTATCCCTCTTTCCGAGTACACACCGAGTAAGGGAAGCGATAAGATCGCCCGCGTAAACGCCATCTCGGATTTGTTTGCATCCGGTGTCGTTTGGTGCCCGGAAACCCGATGGGCAGAGGAAGTGATGGAAGAAATGGCAGCCTTCCCCAATGGGGACAACGATGACTTGGTGGACTCCTCAAGTCAGGCTTTGATTCGCTTCCGTCAGGGCGGCTTCATCGTTATCGACAGCGATGAAAAAGATTACCCCGTGCAGCCTCGTAAGGTTGCGTACTACTGAGGAAAAATATGGCAACCAATATCGACCCGGCAATGGTTCCCCTCCTCCCAGAAGAGATGGGAGATGAACCAATGGTTGAGATTGAAATTGAAGACCCCGAGTCTGTCAAGATCGGGATGGGCGGGGTAGAGATTGAGTTGGAGCCCGGTCGGGAGACCGCCGAAGACTTCGACGCCAACCTTGCTGAATACATGGATGAGGGAGACCTCCAAGGTCTGGCCTCCGACCTGATTGGCATGGTCGATGCGGACATCAACTCCCGCAAAGACTGGGCAGACATGTACGTCAAGGGACTTGAAGTCCTTGGCATGAAGTACGAAGAACGTGCTGAACCCTGGCTTGGAGCCTGTGGCGTTTACAGCCCCATCTTGACGGAAGCCGCGATCCGCTTTCAGTCCGAAATGATCACGGAGACCTTCCCGGCCCAGGGCCCGGTGAAGACTCAGATCATCGGTGAGGTGACTCGAAAGAATGAAGATTCTGCCGAGCGGGTTCGTGATGACATGAACTACCGCCTGACGGATGAGATGATCGAGTACCGCCCGGAGCATGAGCGGCTGCTGTACTCGCTTGGTCTGGCCGGGGCAGCGTTTAAAAAGGTCTACTACGACCCCTCTCTGGGCAGGCAGGTTGCTGCTTACATCCAGGCAGAGGACATGATCATCCCCTACGGCGCCGCCAATGTGTACACGGCAGAGCGCGTCACCCATGTGATGCGTAAGACGGAGAATGATCTAAACAAGTTGATGGCTGCGGGCTTCTACCGTCACACCGAACTGGGTGAGCCGGTCAGAATTTTCACGGACATCGAGAAGAAGAAGGCAGAAGAACAGGGCTACACCCTTACCGACGATGATCGGTATCAGGTGCTTGAGATTCACGTCGATTGGAATCTGAAGGGCTATGAAGATACGGATGATGAGGGCGAAGAAACGGGGATTGGCCTCCCATACGTCATCACCATTGAACGAGGTACCTCAACGGTTCTATCAATCCGACGGAACTGGGATGAGCGAGACCCCCGAAAACTCAAGCAACAGCACTTCGTTCAGTACACTTATATCCCTGGCTTTGGTGCTTATGGCCTTGGCTTCATTCATATTATTGGTGGCTATGCTCGTGCAGGGACCGCGATTATTCGCCAGTTGGTTGACGCAGGCACACTCAGCAATCTGCCGGGCGGACTCAAAACCAGAGGTCTCCGAGTCAAGGGCGACGACACGCCTATCGCCCCGGGTGAGTTCCGAGATGTAGACATCCCCTCGGGGGCGCTGCGTGAGAACATCATGCCGCTCCCGTACAAGGAGCCAAGCCAAGTCCTGGCAGCACTCCTTGATCGGATCACTGATGAGGGCAGACGCCTTGCGGCTATCGGCGACTTGAAGTTGTCCGATATGTCTGCCCAGGCTCCCGTGGGCACGACCCTCGCCATCCTTGAGCGTCAACTCAAAACGATGAGCGCGGTTCAGGCGCGTGTACACGCAAGCCTGAAGATGGAATTTAAACTGCTCAAGCAGATCATCCGGGACTACATGCCGCCGGATTACTCCTACATCCCCGTGGGAGGAGATCGCGCCGCCAAGCAGGAGGACTACGATCTTGTTGAGGTGATCCCGGTCTCTGATCCAAACGCCGCCACGATGGCGCAGCGGATCATGCAGTACCAAGCCGCTCTCCAGTTGGCCCAGGGTGCTCCTCAAATCTATGACCTGCCCAACCTGCACCGGCAGATGTTGGAAGTTCTTGGCATCAAGAACGCCGAGAAGTTGGTCCCGGTCGAAGAAGACCAGAAGCCTCGTGATCCCGTGTCGGAGAACATGTCGTTCCTGACCGGCAAGCCGACCAAGGCATTCATCTATCAAGACCATCAGGCCCATATCGCCACTCACATGGCGCTGCTCCAGGACCCGATGGTGGCTCAGATGATCGGGCAGTCTCCGATGGCCCAACAGATGGGTGCAGCCATCATGGCCCACGTTGCAGAGCACATGGCCTTTGCGTACCGTCAACAGGTCGAAGAACAGTTGGGCGTGCCGCTTACTCCGCCCGATGCTGAACTGGATGAGCAAACAGAGGTGCAGATTTCCCGTCTGGTTGCTCAGGCTTCTCAGCAACTGCTCCAGTCCAACATGGGTAAAGCCCAACAGGCTCAGGCCCAACAGCAGGCGCAGAACCCGCAACTCCAAATGGCGCAGGCAGAACTGCAACTGCGGGCTCAGGAACTGCAACGCAAGGAGCAGGACAGCCAGAGAGATTTCCAAATCGCTCAGGAAAAGATTCGCCTTGAGCGGGAGCGGCTTGCAATCGACGCCCAGAAGGAACAGGCCCGTCTGGCAAACCAGAATCGTCAGGCAGATAAGAAACTTCGCGCCGACATGATCAAGACAGTGATGAAACCCCGCCCGAAGCCGGGCATTCCAAAACAGTGAGGTTTAAATGGCAACCACTGCGTTTACCGTGGTTTTGAAAGAGATTGAAGAACATCGGGAATCCATCGCCCGAGCCCTAATCGACGGTACGGCAAAAGACTTTGCCGAGTACCGCGACCTGTGCGGTCAAATCCGAGGTCTATCGACCGCACACATGTTTATCAGCGACCTCGTGCGAAAGATGGAGCAAAACGAAGATGAGTGAAATCCTCCTGAAAACTGGAGAAGACGCCGTGCCAACCACCCTGCCGGAGACGGCAGAGGAAAAGGCCAAGCAACTTCCCGATCCTTCCACCTACCACCTGCTCTGTGCGCTACCAGAGATTGATGCGGAGTATGAGAGCGGGATTGTGAAGTCAGGGCAGACCATGCACTTCGAAGAAGTCATGTCTCCTGTACTGTTTGTGATGAAGATGGGGCCGGACGCCTACGGCGATAAGAGCCGCTTCCCCAGTGGACCCTCGTGTAAACCGGGAGACTTTGTCCTGGTGCGGCCCAACACGGGTACCCGCGTGAAGATTCACGGACGGGAGTTCCGCATCATCAACGATGACAGCGTGGAAGCCGTGGTGCAAGACCCGCGCGGCATCTCGCGTGCTTAAAGGAGGATCACATGCCGCTTGATCAAGAAGCATTCAAGTTCCCGGACGAGAAGGCCGAGGAAAAAAAGCAAGACGAGATTCAGTTCGAAGTCGAAGGAGACTCCGAAATTGAGGTGGTGGACGACACGCCGGAAGCAGACCGTGACCGCCCGCCCATGAAAGAACCTCCCGCAGAGGTGACGGATGATGAGTTGGCCCAGTACTCAGACGGGGTTAAGAAGCGCATCCAACACTTTTCTAAGGGTTATCACGAAGAGCGCCGAGCAAAAGAGGCGGCTTACCGCGAACGGGAAGAGGCTGTACGGATTGCCCAACAACTCATAGAGGAGAACAAGAAACTCCAGAGTTCGCAGGGACAAACTCAGCAAGTTCTATTGGAGCAGGCCAAGAAAGTTGTCCAGAATGAACTGGAGCAGGCCAAGCGCAAATACAAGGATGCCTATGAATCAGGTGATTCAGATGCCCTGGTATCTGCCCAAGAAGAACTGACGGCTGCAAAGATTAAAGCGGACCGGGTAAATAATTTCAAACCCGCCCCTGTTCAAGCAGAAAAACCTGTGGTACAACCCGCACCACAACCAGTTCAGCAAGAGCAGGTTCGCGTTGATCCCAAA